TAATGGACGGCACGCAGGTCGAGGGCCGTCAGCTCACGTTCAACGCCATCGCCGACGATGCCGGCTACACGATGCACGAGTACACCGCATTTGTAACTGGCACGACCAGCTAAGAAGGGACAACGCATGTCTGAGAACATCGTAAAAATCAACGGCACCGACGTTAAGATTGACGAAGAAGCAGCGAGCTCGTGGGAAATGTTCGACCTCGTCTGCGAAATCGGCACTGAGTTCGACCAGAACAAAATGCCGACCGCATTCAAGCTAATCGAACTTTGCACAGGGCTTGACAAAGACGCATTCATCGAACTTTGCGGCGGCAAGCGAGCGCCGTATGCATCCGTGCTGGCGAACATCAACGATGTTCTCACGGCGCTAATCCCAAAAAACTAATCACGCTCGCGGCAGAACTCGCAGAACACGAGTCGAAGGTTCGCGCCGACATGCAGCAGTATTACGGCGTGGACATAGACCACCGCAACCACACACCGCATCACATCGCCTGCTTGCTAGTCGAGCTGCCGAGCGATGCGCGTGTTCGCGTCGATGAGAACGCAGACTCACGGTGGACGCTGAACGACATTATCCTGTCTGGCATCTATAACTCGCTTAATGCGCTGATTTACGGCATGAGCGACAAGCGGAAGCGCGGGAACCCGCCACCGCTTGCGGGGCCGTCGTGGATGACCGACAAGAAGCGGCAACTGCCAGCGCGGGTTATGCCAGCGAGCGAATTAATGGAATTTCTTAAATTGCCAAGGGAGGTGGACAATTGGCAGAATCGGTCGGCAACGCTTACCTAAACGTTGTACCGAAAATTGAGGGCAACCCGCAGACCCTCGGCAGCAACTTCGGGAACAAGTTCACGAAGGGCGCAAAGTCCACTTTCAGCGCTGGCGCGGTAGCGCTCGGCAACATCATGTCAAGCGCTTTCATGAGCGTTGCGGGTATCTTGGGCGATCAGTTCGCGGCGGCTTTCGAGAACGCGGCGAACTTCGAGCAGTTGCAGGGCGGCGTCGAAAAGATATTTGACCAGGCCGACACAGCCCAAATTTTCAAAGATGCGCAGGACGCATACAAGAACCTGAATATGTCGGCGAATGAATACCTAGAGTCGATTAATCAGGTTGGCGCGGCGTTCTCGCAGACCATGGGCGACCAGAAGGGCTACGACACCGCAAAGACTGGTATGCAGGCCATCGCCGACTACGCGAGCGGCACGGGGCGTAATCTTGACGAACTCAATGAAAAGTACGCCATGATTACCCGTGCGACGAGTTCTTACCAGTCTATCGCAGACCAGTTTTCGGGCATCTTGCCTGCAACGTCGGCTGATTTCTTGGCGCAAGCACAGGCGGCAGGCTTCCTCAGCGATGAATACAAGAAGCTGACAGAAGTACCAGTTGCCGAATACCAGGAAGCCGTCACGAAGATGCTCGAAAAGGGCGTCGAGGACATGGGCTTGGCTGGCAACACGGCGGCAGAATCAGCCGAGACGATAAGCGGCTCGATTGCCATGCTCAAATCGTCGTGGGACAACTTCTTGACCGCGGCGGGTGATGTTACTGGCACGATGGACATGGACAAGGCCGTTGAGGACTTGAAAACGTCCATAAAGGCCGTGATTGACAACGTAGCGCCGATGGTATTGAAAATCGGCGAGTCGTTCGGCAAGGAGCTGCCGGGGATTGTCGAGAGCGGAATACAGACGATAATCTCCACCATGCCGCAATGGTTGCCGCAGTTGCAACAGCTCGGCATGGACTTGCTAATGGCGATTGTGACGGGCTTTGCAAACGGCATCGAGCCATGGATGGAAGAAATAAACACGGCAATCGAGGACGGTCTAACCGCCGTTGGCGATGCGGCAAGCGACTTCTTCGACGGCGGCGCTGAGATTGCAGGAAACATCGCCGATGGATTCAGCGATGGCGCGGCAGAACTCGGCACGCAGTTCGAAGATATGAAGTCGAAAATGTCGGCATCGCTAAACGACGCAAAGAACCTCGTCACAACGTTGGCTGGTCAAATCAAAACAGGAATCGAGAGCCGAATCACGCCGATCGTGGGGAAGGCCAAAAGCACGTTCGAAAGCGTGAAGAAGGCAATCACAGACCCGATTGACAAAGCAAAGTCCACCGTATCAAGTGTGCTTAATGGCATAAAGTCGCTGTTCCCGCTTTCAATCGGCAAGGTTTTCTCGAACCTGCAACTTCCGCATATCAGCGTCAGCGGGGGAAGTCCACCGTTCGGCATCGGCGGTAAAGGTTCGTTGCCGTCGTTTAGCGTGTCCTGGTATGCCAAAGGCGGTTTCGCAACAAACGCAACGCTTATCGGCGTGGGCGAGCAAGGCACGGAGCTGATATGGCCCGAATACTCGCCGTATTTCGACAAGTACGCGAATGCAATTGCAGAACGAATCGCAGGCGGAAACGTCGTTATCAATTTGAACTACGACGCAGGCGCAGACGCTAACGACATGCTTCTCGATATTTCACGCGGCATAAGGCAACTAAAGGCGGCGGGGGCGATTTAATGGCGAACGATGTAGCAATCAGCAAGAAGCCAACAACAACCGTGAAGTCCGTCACGACGCCAGACCGTGAATCTGGCGGCTCTCATAAGATGACCGTGGACATTAACCTGGGCGATGCTCTCGTATCGACAAAGAGCGCCAGCAGGTGCGACAGGATGAGCTATGGCTGGAAACTCGGCACGTCAAAGAAAATCAAGAAGCCGTCAACGTCAACAGATGCTGGCATCTCCGCGTCGAACAAGAAATTCTCGAAGTCGAAGAACCTGAACAGCTTCAACAACTACACGAGAAGCAGCTTCTACCCGTACAATGCAGACGTGAAGCTGACGAGCGTGACGTTCTGGTGCCAGCCGTACAACAAGTACGGCAAGGCAAAGAAGATTTCTAAAACGCGGAAGTTCGAGCCGCCGACAAAGCCGAGCATCGGCACGTTCTCGATAACGCAATACGGCGTCGTTTCATGCACCATCACGTCGGTTGCAGGCACGGGCTATCACGAGAGGGCGAGGACGCGATACAGGGTTATCGTCAAGAACACGCAGACTGGCACGAGCAACACCGTTACAGACAGCAGCTTCTCTGACCTTACAAAGACGGTAACTTACAACGTCGCTGACTACCAGCAGCTTTCATATGGTCAGTACGTGTCAATCACGGTTAAAGCCTGGAACCAAGGATATGCAGGCAACAGCGAGTCGGTAAGCAAGACTTACTACGTCGGTTATCCCGCAGCCGCATCAATCCAAAACGTGGACGTTTCGAGCAAGTCGCAGACGGGCAAGGTTACTGTTCAAATCAAGACGAACAGCACCACGTCGCATCCCGTCGATGAAGTGGAACTCGAATACTTGTCGAACGTCACGTATAGCACGGCTAACAGCATCCCAGGCGATACAGCGTGGACGAGCAGCGGAATCATAGACGACTCGAAATGCTCTGCACTTGCAATCGCGGTCGGCACGATAGGCATTCCCGACCCTGGCAAATACAATTGGGTGCGCGTGAAAAGCTGGCACGCAATCGAGAGCGTGCTTTATCGGTATTCGACGCCGCAGCGCGTAAAAGGGCTGGAGACGCCAGCGCCAACCGCTTCGGATGATGCAATCAAGGTCATCTCAACGTCGATAGGCGCTGACGGCGAGTCCGTAAAAGTCCTTATGGGATGGGACAGGAACGGCACCGACGATTCGACTGGAACGGAGCTGTCGTGGGCAGACGCAGCGGATGCATGGAAGTCTACCGAGCCGCCAGACACTTTCGAGTTTGCATGGTCTGATGGCCCATATACCGACACATCGGTAACGCCTAACGTGTCATATCGCCAGAGCGCGACGATTACGATTAAGAACCTCGAACCGGGGCAGAACGTCTATATAAAGGCGCGGAGATACCTCGATTTGAACGGGGAGCGCTCGTGGGGCGCTTACTGCAACGCGAAAACCCAGCTTCCCAGCTCCGAGGTAGTGGGAGAGCCAGAATCGGTGTTTCTCTCGATTGATGACTTCGTGCCGCGTGGAAACTCCGTCCTGGCTTCGTGGACGCTTGGCAGCACGTCGATGCAGACGTACTGGGCGCTCATGACGTCGAGCGGCAAGGTGATTGCAAACGGCAAAAGCACCGCGAACAATTACACGATACCGTTTAACCGACTGGCAACGTTTGCAAGCAATAACGTTGTCAATCTTTATCTTGCCGTATCAACTGGCGGCGAGCTGATCGTAAGCGACACGAAGAAAGTAATCATCGTTGACAGGCCGACGCTTGCGCTCGCGCCGTTGTCCACTCTCACCGCGCAGCCGATGCAGTTCACGCTTTCGAGCAACAAGGCGGCGCGAATAATCGCGTCGATAACCGCGCAGGGCGCATCGGGGCAAAACGCATCAGGCGTTTACGAGCAGTTCAACGGGGACACCGTATGGACGGCGAACTTGCAGCCGTTGTGGACGGAATCGAGCGGAACGTATAGCGTGACAATCGAGATTACCGAGCCGCAAGACTTCATCGACGGCGCAGGTTACACGCTGACATGCCAGGCTATAGACGATGAGACAGGGCTTAAATCCGACGAGGTTACAGGCAATTTCACGGTCGAATGGGCGCATCAGGCAGTCGCGGCGGTGGATTGCACGGTCAACCCGCGCAACTACTACGACAACGACGGCATCCATCACATGGACGCGCAAATCACGCTCGTAGCGCCAACGGGAGCCGCGCAAACCGACGTGTTCGACATATACCGCCATACGGCAGACGGCGCGGTTCTAATCGGCTCTGGCTATCCCGCAGGCGAAGTATTGGTGGACAATTACGCGCCGTTCGGCAAGGGAATGGACTTGTTTTACCGCATCGTCACGCGAACCGTGGACGGTGACACCGAGTTCGCCGACATCCCGTATGTGCTAGACGGGCGCGTGCTTCGGTTCGATTGGCCCTATGGCGTCTTGGAGCTGCCGTACAACATCGACATTTCCGACAGCTACGCGAAGCAGTCAATCATGCGGATGCACATGGACGGCGTGAACAATGCCTATTGGAATGCAGGCGTCAAGCGCACCGCCAAATACTCGTCTGAAATCATCAGGATTGACAACCAAAGCGACGTGGCTCTTGCGCGGCAGCTCGCAAGGTATGCAGGCGGCGTGTTCGTTCGCACGCCAGACGGCAGCGCGTTCGAAGCCGACGTGCAGGTAAACGATATGTCCACCACGGGCATCGTGCAGCTGTTCAACCTGACGATCGAGGAAATCGCCACGACTGACGCTTTCATGCTGCCGATTTACGAAGTCGAGCCCGACGAAGAAGAAGCCAACGAGGAAGAAGCCCAATCATGATTGACTGGAAAAGGTCATACTCTGCGATTTGGCGCGTCTTTCGAGTGGACGAGTTCACCTGGCAGGACGCCGAGCTAATCGGCGGCATCGACAGCATACAGATAACCCGCTCGTGTTCTGGCAACGCCCCGATGCTTGAAAGCGGAAACATGACCGTCACGGGCGGGTTTGAGCGCGGGTATTACCGAATCGTGATGCACGCCACGCAGGACGTGGAGACAGAGCGCGTGGACGTTGCGACATTGCTTTGCGAGTCCACGAAGTTCACCCACAACTACGGGGTGGACACTCCAACCGTATCGTGTAACTCGGTTCTGTATCCCGCTTACACTCAGCGCATATTGGATGGCACGTACATTCCAGCAGGCTCAGACGTTGCGCAGTACGTCGCGGAACTTCTCGGCGATTGCCTGAAAGCACCTGTCGAAGTCGAAGGCGGTTTCACGATTACCAGCTTCTATTGGTTCGAGTTCGGCATTCGAATCCTCGAAGCGGCATGGGAAGCGCTCGACCTCGGCGGCTACGTGATGCAGGTTGACGGGCGCGGCGTTGTCCACATCAGGCCGAAGCCGACAGCGCCAGCGCTCGATTTGGACGGGGCGAACATAACTTTGCTCCAACCGTCAGTCTTGACCGAATTTAACACGTCGAACGTGCCGAACAGGTACATCGCAAAGAGCGACAAGACGGTTGCGATTGCAGTTAACGACAATCCCGAATCGGATATATCGACCGTATCTCGCGGCTACATCTACGACAAGATAGACGAATCCCCGGCAACGGTGGACAACGAAACGCTCCCAGAATACGCAATCAGGCGATTGCGCGAGCTGTCCACGTCGGTCGCCGAGACGCGCAACTATACCCGCGAATACTGGCCTGGCGTCTACCCGTTCGACATTATCGCTGGAACGCTCGATTCAATCGGCATCGACGGCGATATGCGCGTCATTAACCAGACATTGAAATGCGACAGCGGCATCACGGTATCAGAGCAGGCGGCGAGGGAGGTTGACTTGTGGCAATAGACATTACCCCGGGCGCATTGCTAGAGTTCGCCAAGACCATAAAAGACGGCGCTGATCGCGTCGGCACTTCCCGAATCGCCACCGTGACGCGCATCGACAAGGATGGCGTCGCGTATGTGTCATTGCCCGGCGGCGTTGAGGAAACGCCAATCGCAACCGCTGGCACGGTGTACGGCATCGGCGATACGGTGTACGTGACGATGAGCGGCGGCAAGCTGAGGGCAAACGACAACTTGACCGCTCCAAGCGTGGGCGCTCGCGTCGTCAAAGCCGCGACAGCGCCGATTGAAAAGGCCGCGAAGGTTGCGAAGCAAGCCGCCGACGAAGCAGGCAAAGTCGCAAACGCCGTGAACCAGCATTTCTGGACTGACGATAACGGCGCCCATGTAACGGACGTGACAAAAGACGAGTGGGCGAAGGCCGTCGATGATGGCTTTTCAGATTTGGGGCCAGAAAAGCAATACCCGAACTTGCTTGAAAACTCGCTCGGAATCCTGTTGCGGTCGGCGCTGAACTACCTCGTGTCAATCACGAGAAGCGCAATCGCGTTCTATGACGGGCAAGGAAACGACGCGGAGAACATCGTCGCGTCATTCGGCACGAGCGGAGCGCAAATCGGTTACGTGGACGACACGCACATTGACATGGACT